ATAAACTTTCCATTCTTTTTTTCCAATCAGAATAATTCTTTTCAGAAAATTCACCAATCCAACCTTTATGTGATTGAACAAAATTTGCAATGTAATAATTTTTTAAATCTGTTGGATTTGAATGTGATTTAGATGCCTTGTAAAAAATCTTTCTATCATTTCTTTTAAAAAAAGATTCTTTGGTCGATTTTGTCTTACCACCATATTGAATAAAATCATAATTACCTTTCTCAAAATGTGCCTTCATACCAAGATATAATTTATATGCATCATATGAATCCATTGTATTATAAATCAGGAAGTTTCCCTGCCTTTGGAAAGAAATTTAAATCTCTCGCATCTAATTCTATTTTTTCTTTTAATGTTTTAGATATCAATCGACTAATTGATGATGGGTCAATATCATTCATCTCACAATAATGTAACACCGCCTGCATATGCGACATTTCATAATTTTTAACAATCTGTTCTATTTCTAATTCGAATGTTCTTTGTGTTTTAAATGACATTTTTGACTCTAACATAATATTCACTCGCATAACTTTTTCATTCTAATAGCGGTGGTTTTTCTGTTGCTAAGAAAACCACCAAACTCCCACCACTTTTTTTTAAGCGGCTAGTTGATAATCAAAGTTATCAGTTGTTTTTTCCATAACCCTTTCGTATTGCAATCGAATCCATGGCGCCCCCTCATATCGTTATTAATCAATGGAGGCGGGAGAAATCGAATCTCCGTCTTACAATCCTACTTAACGGATTACTTAGTTTATTTATAAGTATGACATAAAAAAAATAATTTGTCAAGTGTGGAGCTAACGGGATTTGAACCCGTAATTTTTCTGTGCAAGAGAAATGGTTTCCCAGATTAGCCTATAGCCCCTCGTTATGTATTAAGGCCTTGCATATTATCTTCTTGAGTAAAAATCTTTAAAGATTCTTCAAGTAGGTGTAGATAATCTTTTTTATCTTTAACAAATTCTTGAACAGTTCCATCTTCAGTTACAACCAAAATCGCAATCTGGTCTATACTTATTCCAGTTCTTTCTTCAAACATCTCAGAATATGCAGTTGCTTGTATGTAATAATTTTCATTCCATTCATCATTTCGTTCACTTCTTGATGTCTTAAAATCAATTACAGTAGGTATTCCATAGTATTTCGCAACACAATCCACCCTACCAGCAACCATTAATTTATCTGACCATAATGAAGTTTCCTGTGCATATATGTTATCAATATTTTTTAATACTTGGTCTTTTAATCTATTAAATAAACAATATCCAAGAAAATTTCTTTGTGAATGTTTTGCAAAATCGGTTGAATTATAAATGTGTTGGTTCATCAAATAATCTTCACACATTTTATGAACAGCAGAACCACGACTAGCTGCAGTTCTAGCAATATGATTCGCAACATCTTCTCCAACTCGTTGTCGCCATTCAAATAATCCTTCTTTTTTTCTATTGGATAAAACTGTCGTTATAGACGGATAAAGAATTCCTTCTGGAGTTATATAATATCGTTTTCTATCTACATTCTTTGTTGAAATTTCTGGAACGTATTTTATTTCTCTTTTAAATTCATATAATTTATTCATAATATATATTTTTTCGTTATCAACCACCAACAAGTCCTAATTTAATTTTATTAATCAAATAATTTCTAACAAATCCTGAACGAACTATATCACCGAGGTTATATTCAATTAATGTAAATTCTTCCATTTGTTCAAGAATTCTAGTAAAATCTAAAATAGCATTTTTCTCTCGTGTCTTAACTAAATCAGTTTGGTCTATATCACCACAGAAAATTATTTTACTATCTTGACCAACTCTTGTAATAATAGTATCTAATTCATGAAAATTTAAATTTTGAGATTCATCTACAATAATAATAGAATTATCAAAAGTTAATCCTCGAAGAAAAGAAGTTGAAAGAAAATATAAAGTTTGTTGTGTTTTCAATCTATCATACAACGAACTAAATGCAACTTCATTTGGTTGTTCAAACATAAACTGCACCATATTTTGATATACCGTTTGATATAAAAGTGTTTTATCTTCTTCATCACCAGAAACAGATTCTATATCTCTTGTTGGCATTAATGAACGAACAAGACATACTCTATGATATGGACTTTTTAAATCCAGAACATCTTTAAGTGCAAGATATAATGCAACAAAAGTTTTTCCTGTTCCAGCAGCACCATATTGAAAAAGATTTTGTCCTTTTTTAAATGCATCAAATGCTACTTTTTGATTATCCGTAACTGGTTTTATATTAACCAATTGAGAATCTGTAATTTCTTTTACTTTCTTTTGTGTCGCCATTATTTAAGAACCCTCTATAAAAAAAGGGATTGTCATGCAACAACCCCCATTGATACATGAGCTGATTGATTTCAAAGCTTCCAAACCCTTTTTTGATGATACTTTAATATCGAAGGTCATGCTGAAATTTCTAGCTCGTATCATTATAATATTTATATCATTCCTTGTCTTTCAATTGTTTATTTAGATGTCGTTGAAATATTCTTTCGCCCTTTTGTTGTTTAATCGTCTTATTATTTCCATATCTACCTGCAAGTGGACTATTCGGATGTCCTTCTGAAATCTTTTGTAAAGTTTCTTTCCATCCCGAATCCATTTTATGTTCCATATTAACACCAGACACGATTGCTGGAGCAGCAGGTACTATTTTGATATGTGGATTTTGTTCTAAATATTCTTCCATTTCTGAAATAGACATAAAAACTTCTTCTATTTTATTCGTTTTTGAATCTATTAAGTCGTAAGTTGGCAAAATTATATCTCCTTATTATAAAATATTATAATATTATACTCTATCTAAGTGGATTTGTCAAGTCATCATATTTTCCATATTTTCGAATTACATCAGATAATCCAAATTTTATATCACCATACATGGTGCTTTCTTGTGTCCAAGATTCTTTTGACCATTTAAGTTTTTCACACATACGCACATACATGCCGATTTCTCTACCATGTGCTTCTACTTCCCATGGCAAATCATAATAATCTAATCCTTTGATATCCAATACTGTATCTTGCCATTTATATCTATTCGCATCTCTGACATATTCATACATTTCACCTTTTGTCCATTGTTTAAGATGTACTAGTTCGTGTGCTAATGCTATAAGTTTATTTCTAAGTTTTATTTTATTATCTAAATTGATAGTAAATTTTTTTGGTCTACGGGTATCAATTTCATCATTCCATATACATTCCCCTTCTATTTTTTGTTTTTTAAAAAGAGTATCACTATAAAAAATAGAAATTGAAAGTTTAGATTGAATTCGTTTGGATAAAAGATGGTCAAGATACCATCCTACAGATAATCTAGTTTTTATTTTGGTTTCGGCATCACATCCTCTTATAAATAATCTCATAATATTATTTATATTACAAATAACTTTATAAAATCTTTAGTAAATGAAAATGGAGTCTCGTAGGTACAAGACTCCACTAACCGATTAGTGGGTTTTATAACCCATAAACTGATTCTAATCCCGCTGTGATGATAGTTTGACTTGGTGTGCCAATTCTATAAGAAGTACCAGTTACATCAGCATTTGCATATACGCAATAACCTTGTCTTCTAAAACCATCTACGACAGTTCTTGGGGATTTGAAACCATATTTTTTTTGGACATTCGTCCAAGAAATGGATTCGCCTCTGATAAGCGCATTTAAGAACTTTTTAGTTCTCGTCATAGTTTGTTTCGCCATGATATAATCTCCTGCAACTCAATTCATTTTTTTATACTAAGTTAAAAATCTGTTGCTCGTATTTCTACCTTAGTTCTCATGTTATTTTTTTAACATGAAGTTATCATTCCAATTAAATGCTTCTTTGCAAACTGGAATTGATAAACCTTTATAAACCCTACTTAATCTTCTTTCCTTTGCTAGTACTAACAAGTCTGCTTCGCCGGCACTCAATCCTTCTAATAATTGAATAAAAAGTGTTTCCCTACGAGCTTCCGAAAGAGCAGGTTTAGCAGGAATGCCAAGAACTGATATAAAATTATCAAGAACTCTAAATTCTCTATGTAATCTTGTATGTTCTGTACCCTCTGGAGCATCATTCGCTCTAAACGGAACACTACCTTCTGGTAATAACCAGTCTACATCTGGGTCAAAAGCAGCTCTTAAAAACCAACGCAATCCATCAGTATTGTATTGTTTTAAAATCTCAACCTTTTCGTCTTTTGTCTTTGCTTTATGTACTCGTTCAAGAATTTCATGAAAAAGTGGAACATATGTTTCTACAACCATAATTAAAAATCTCCTAAATTATTTATTAAGTCTTTCAACTTATTATTTATAAAGTAATTTATAAGATTTTTTCTCTTACCAATAACAGATGTCGTCTTATAAGTTTCTTTAATCTTGTCTTTAAGGTCTTGTGGTATCTTAGATAAATCTACCAATGTCGTATTCCTATGATAATTTCTTTTCGCTTCTTCATTAGGTGCAACATCCATAAAATCATGGTCTATCCATGCTTGTATCTTCTTTGTTGTAAGTGGTGTTTGTCTAATCTTCTCCACAAAACTATTATCGGCAGAAAGAACATTTGGTATTCCATCACTTCTATCACCTTTGATGATATGTTCTTTCAAATACAATTCTGGATTTTTACCATTCAACATTTTCTTTTGAACAGGATTCCATTGTCTTACATTCTTATATTTGTGTAATTGAATAAAATCCTTATCACCAGAAATAATCATAATATCTTCTTTTTCCGATTCACAAATAATCGCAATGATATCATCTGCCTCTGCACCATATACTTCTAAAATTTTGTATGGAAAATTTTCTTTAAGTTCTTCTTTTAATAAATTAAGTGTATCAAATATAGTTTCCCAATCAAAATCACTTGCTTCTCGCATTTTCTTACGATTGGATTTATATTGTGGGAAAAAGTCTTTT